TCTGAAGGCATTTTTGAAATCATCAATATCATTATTGATGGAATCTAACGTTCCTTTCTGCGTTTCCAGAAGAGAGCGCGTCTGGTCGATTTGAAGCTGAACGCTTTGCTTAACAGCTTTCAAGCGATCAATCTCCGCGCTGATCAAGTCGCGAACTTTGCTCATTAAGCGTCCTCAGGGATTATAAACGACAGCATGTCCACCATCAATCATAACTTGCCCAAAATCACGCCCATCAGGCATCGTTATCTTTCCAAGCACACGGCCGAACTTATCTGTATCATTCATCGTAATTGTAATCAGTGTATTGACCAGCAACAATGATTGTGCCACTGCATAGGAAGCACGGCCAGGAACTGTATTCATCTCTGGCGCATTTATACCTTGCACGCGCACGTGCGCCTCATGTAAAACAAGACCTGGCATAACTTCCATATGAACAACGACAGTATCGCCGTCAATCACACGCACAACAACTGCAGGAACAATCCAGGTATGTTTAAAGCTAAGAACATAAGGTGTCATTTGAAGACCTTTGCACGCACAGCGCAATCCTTCGCTTCAAGAAGCTTGCGCAGTGCCATGGTCCGTTCCTGGTTGCTCGGTAATTCCATAATCTTTTGCGCAAGCTCACCGAACGGCTTGCTAATCTCTTGCAACTCAGGCTTCAAATGCTCATAGGAAAAATATTGCAAAAGATAGTCTTGTCTGATACCACCACTTTCAACTGGCATATTATATCCTCCTGATTTATTCGATTATCGACCTGGCAGATGCAATCCACCACCCGCGCCGAGCAGACATGAAATTAAGCCGAATACGATATAGATCACCACAATGATCACAAACGCCCAAACAATAATCCGAATGACGGCGCTAACGATCCCCACAGCTTCGCCCAACTGCGGACCAAGCTTACTTAAGACCCAAGGGACGATTATCTGAAGGATGCCAATGATCGCCGCGATTATGACGAGCCACACCAGCATCTGTTCGATCCACGCCAGACTAAAACATTGCATGACACTAACCTCCTTTGACCTTTCCATGAAGCCAGATATTATCTTCCGCCGATCCGCTGTAACTTGGCCTGCCTAACGATGCAGCCAGTTTGCGTCTCGCTGCAAAACTGCTATCCATCCCCTTACTCTTCATTAAGTCAACAACTGAATTATCGGTATCTAGATCATCTTCATCTGGATAACGATTCTCATTCTTCGGAAAAAACTGCCGTACAAAGTTTGATAACCAGCTCATAGGGTTTCTCCTATGCAATGAGTGTTGAGATATCAATAGGCTTATCGAATGGCGCCACACCGATCGCCATTGCTAAGGCCACCATCCCGTCGATACGCCCATGAGATTTTTTCTTATCGAGCTTACGAGCATCATCTTGTCCAACCACAACCGCGTTACCAGCACACATATTTAAAACAGGATGATCGCCGTGCGCTAAACGTTTGTTTCTTATATCTCCTTCCAGAACCTTAAGCGCAGGAGTCATGGACTTCGTACCTTGCGCAAACTCAACAAAATGTTCTTCAATCATCTGCTCGCTGAATCCCGCTTTAATCAGCCAAGGCTTAAGATGAACGAACGCCCAGCGATCGAAGGCCAGTTTATTAATTTTCAAAAGACCGAACTGTTCCCACAACCAGCCTGCGACATATTCATAATCGACCGATGCGCCAGGCGCAGCTTTTAAAAACCCTTTATCATGCCAGACATCATAAGGCACCCGGTCTGCTTTTGCTTTTTCCTTAAGACCTTTCAGCGGTAGCCAGAAGGTAGAATGGACTTGCCAAATCCCATTCACTTTTCCAATAAACACACAAGCTGTTAAATCATTTACGCTCGATAGGTCTAAACCGCCATAAACAGTTACCTTATCAATCGCCAACGCCTCCGAACCGCACGCGTCCCAAACTGACTTAGTGATGAACGGGCTCGATGCTTCGACGCGCTGATTAAGGACCAAATTACGGTATTCGGCTTCCCGCGCTGGCATTCGCCGCGCGTCTTCCGCCATGGCCATGACTTCTTCAGCATTGAGGAAGTCCCCGAATGCTGGATTAGCTTTACGAATGGTTTTCTCAGCGAAAGGATCATCCTCCTTTGGCGCCTCGTAAACACTAACGTAAACGCGCGGATCGTGGCCTGCCTTCGCGTCGTCTATCAAGATAGATAACAAGTCCGCATCGGTTGGCGCTTGCGTCGAAATAATAATTGATAGCGGATTATCCTGCGCACCAGTAGCCGTCTCTAACGCTTCATACAAACTTGACCGCGGCCCTTTGACCTGTCCCAGCTCATCATGCACAATGAACGAAGGCGACAGGCCAAAGGCTGTAGAGACTTCCGCTGAAAGCGCACGGTACAGCGATCCTAGTTCTGCGCAAAATAATTGTTTTGCTGTATCACGAATCGTAACAGTCTTTCGCAATGGCGGAGACATCCGTACAATCTTAGCGGCGAGCGAGAAGAGAACGCCAGCTTGATCGCGCGATTGCGCTGCCGAGAACAATTGCGAATTTACTTTTGCCTTTATCCCGCAAAGATGCGTCAGCAATAGAAATGCGGCTAGCGTCGTCTTAGCATTCTTACGTCCAAAGCAAATGATCGCACGGCGCGTTCCAGCGGGGTTATCATAGATGCCAAGAATTTCCCTCTTCTGCCATTCACGCAATACGACTTTCTTCCCTTGATCACGCCCTTCTGGAATATAACAATTCGTTTCAATCCAGCGAATAACAAGATCACCTTCCGTCAGCTTCTTATTCTTCTTCGTCATCTGCGTCTTCATCTACTCGATCCCATGGTTTTTTCAAAGTCATTGGGCGTTTCTTAACATATTCATGACGAGAAGTGGATGCCTGACTAAGGCGCATGTTACGCGCTAACACAGCCATAGTTTGAGAAATCTGAGCTTCGTCTTTCGCCAACCGTCTATAAGTTAACAAATCGAACTTCTGACCTTTTCTAGGTTTCTCAAGGCTCTTTTTCAATTCCGATATTCTCCGAGCGCTTATGACCAACCGGCAATATTGCGTCAACAGTCCATGGGTCTCACCTGGAAACCAATCGGCTGCCATCGAGTTGACGGTGTCCCTCCACACGCGTTGTTCTTCATCGTCTAAATCGTTCGGAGCGTTGGGACGGCGAACCGTCTCAACGCCACTCGGTCCTATGATTGCAAGGGACGCACCACTAATACGTGGCATGAATTATTCCTCATCCTTCTCAGCAGAATCCTTCTCAGAAGAATCCTTCTCAGCGCTGTGAGACAGAATATACTTTGCAATCGCACGCAAAGCATTGTTGGTTGCTTTAGTGGCGGATAGTGCTTTCACCTCCGGCAACTCTTCAAGCTCCTCAACCAAATCAGAAACCGACATGGGTTGGCTTTCTGATTCGTCCTGATCAATGTCCTGTTCTTCGTCTCTTTCTTTAATCATGATGTTTTCCTTTTGCTGTTGTGGATCGCACTTCGCCCGTATACATGGTCCGCGCCTCTTCGTCCGTTCCCCGTTCAAATATCACATAAGGGTCATTCCCAGGACCATGGTGCGGCGCGTAGGGTCGCTTTCCATCGATCTTAAAGAACTCGCAGCATTCATGGGTTTCAACCAGCAAGCACTGGGAGAAAAGCCACCGTCTCCAAGACTGCTCATTAAAGGCAGCGGGCGGTACAGGCATGAAGTGCTGGACGCGATAAGTTTCCCCGTTCTTAGGGTTATAGCTATCGTACCCCTGGGTCACGATAATGAGCGTTAAGCCTTGCGAGCCTTGGCCACGATCATGATTTACCAAGCGAAAACGCCAATTCGGACGATATTCAAGACGTTCAACGAGCGCGCTTAGTATCCCAGGATAAGGGGCGATCTGGCTCATCATGCTTTGATCGATCGCTTCATCATTCATAACGCGAGCTCTTTTTGGGTTACTGTGGCAACTAGGAAAAGCAAAATGCGAAAATTACTGAAATGGATTGTATTTCGTTCCTGAGTTAGCCAGAAAAAA